TTGTTATAAGTTCAGTGTTCACAGTGCCATCAATAGTTCTTGTAATTAATTCAATGGCTTCCTTCAATTCATCCAACGTTTTGTGGTTATATATTCGGTTTCCTGTATCCTTGGACTTGTGACCCATCATCAAATCAATACATTTCCGGTTGGCTTTGGCGCTGTCCAATAAGGATTCAAAAGTATGACGGCACTCATGGGGACTTTTTTCAATTCCCAAAGAATCCATGATGTTTTTCCAAAATTTCCGGTATTTCGTTTCCGAACACTTCTTCCCATTATAATTAAACAAGTATTCCCCACCTTCGTCCATGCGCCGCTCTACAAAAAGGCGAATTAGAGAATGAATTGGAACAATGCGGCCTTTACCGGCTTTTGTCTTTGTGCCGCCGGTCATAGTCCCAAGTTGAAGATCAATATCAGCCGTTTTCAAATTTAAAAGTTCTGAAATCCGCCACCCAGAATAAATTAAAATCAAAACGCTATCTACCCACGGTTCATTTTGATGAT